GGTTCCAAGCGATTGACCTTCATCTAGATATAGAAATTTTAGAAACGGTAAAGTTAAAGATAAGTAAAACGCTATACAATCCAACTAGACTAAAATCAGTCACTTATGTCACAACGTGGATACAAGCGGAAGTATAAGCCGAGAAAAGAGATGAGTCTGGCCGAACTCAAGCGGATGGTGGCTAAGGGTCATCAGCTCATGCGCGAGAAGCACGGGCTGCCGAACGTGAAGCGGAAATGGAACGCGGCACCGATGCGAACTCGTCCGCGCAATCGCGGCATGGACGGAGAAGGGGAAAGCCTATGACTGACAAAGAAACCTTCACGTCGCGATTCGTCGCGCAATCGGTTGGACTTGAAGAATCCGAACTCCATCGGCTCGTTGAGTTCGGCGCGACACGAGACGCGGACGGCAACTGGCCGCAGTCATCGGCAGTGACCGCCATGCTCGCGTTTCAGAAGGACCGTTGGCAGTGGACGAGCAACGGCGAACTTGCCGAACTTCTCGGCGTCACTCGTTCGCGCATCTCGCATTTGATTCGCGACGGCATCTTCACGCAGGAAGTTGATTCACGGATGCCACGCCAGAAGAACATCAAGGAGCTATGCTCGCATCTCCTGTCGCTCTCGAAACAAAAACAGAATTCGTGGGATGACAAGCTGGAGATTGCGCGCATCGACAAAGAGTTGAAGCAAATCGAACTCGACCGTGCGCAGAACAAATCGCTCGACGCCGGCGCGGTGGAGAAGTCCTGGGTGAATATCGTTCTCCTTTGCAAGCAACGTCTCCTTCGCATCCCGAACAAAGTCAGCCCGCGCCTTCCGTTCTGTAAAAGCGAGGCCGACATGGAACTGGAATTGCAAAAGGAGATCGACGAGGCGTTGCTTGAACTGAGCCGGCCACCGGATTACGAGACGGAGAAACAAGCCGAAGTAAAATGAAGACTCATCTAGACCTGTTCAGCGGCATCGGTGGATTCGCCATCGCTGCTCAGAACTGCGGATACACAACCATCGGCTTTTGCGAAAAGGAACCTTATGCACAACAAATACTCAAAGAACGGTTCGGCGCGGTTTTGGCCGACGCCGAAAGCAGTAACAATGGAAGGGAGAACGCGGGAAGCGTTGATCGAAGCGAAGAAAAAAGGAGGCTGCTCAAATCTTGCGGATGCAATCGCGCATCCAGACCTCTACTCCATCCCGACATCTTCACCCTCAACGGAGCCGACTACGCCGGCGTCGATCTGCTCACAGGTGGATTTCCTTGTCAGCCTTTCAGCGTCGCCGGGAAGCGTCGAGGCGCGGCAGATGACCGAGCGATCTGGCCAGAAATGTTGCGAGTTATTGACGGGGCAAAGCCCGCTTGGATCATTGGTGAGAACGTTGCTGGAATCGTCACGATGGAACTCGACAATATCCTATCTGACTTGGAAGCCATCGGCTACGCCGCGTGGCCGCTTGTTGTTCCGGCTTGTGCCGTCGATGCCAGACACCGAAGAGACAGAGTTTGGATTGTGGCCCACGCCATCGGTCTGCGTGAATCACAATCGAGCGGGAGCTTCGCCGACGAGCGGGGACGGGCTGGCAACCAAGGTGAAGATGTGGCCGCCGCCGACGAGCCATCTGGCAAAAGAGACGAACGAACCGAGCGAAGCCAACCGGAACGAGCCGAGCATAAGCAGCATCGTGGGCGGTTCCCTCAATCCACAATTCGTCGAATGGCTGATGGGATACCCGAAGGACTGGACAGCGGTGGAGAATTTTGCCAGTGGCCGGAAGAAGACCATGAAACCCCAAGGGTCACCACCGGAATGAAACATCGGTCACACCGCTTGCGCGGACTGGGGAACGCCATCGTCCCGCAGGTTGCTGAAGAAATCATCAGAGCAATCACAAGTTTGAAATGACTCCCGTCCAAAACCTCGTCACAAAAGTTCTCGGACACTTCGCGCCGCCGGCACGATTGAACGTCGCGGAATGGGCGGACCTCTATCGCGAGATCCCGCGCGGCACCTCGGCGGAGCCTGGGCGGTGGAGGAATTCCCGGCTGCCCTATCTCACCGAGATCATGCAGTCATTCACTGACCCGACAGTAAGCGAGACGGTGATTGAGATTGCGCGGCAGATGGGCAAAACGGAATGCATCATCAACGCGATTTGTTTCTTCGCGGACGTGGACCCGTGCAACGTGCTTGTCAAATATCCAACGCAGGACTCAGCGCGGAAGTTCTCGCAGAAGAAACTTGCGCCGGTGATTCGTGAGACGCCGCGCTTGAAAAACAAGTTTCAAGACCCGCGCTCGCGAGACTCAGGCAACACGATTTTCAACAAGATGTTTCCCGGCGGCAGCATCACCATGATCGGCGCGAACTCGTCGTCAGGCACGCGCGCCGTTTCGTGTCGCGTTGTCATCCAGGATGAGATTGACTCCGACCAGCCGAACAGCGAAGGCGATCCGATTGAGCAGGCTGACGGACGTGCGGAGAACTTTCATGATGCCGTAAAGATCAAGCTCTCAACTCCAACGAGAAAGCCGATTGACGATGGAAAAGGAAACAAGACCGGCAGCAGGATTCAAATCCTCTACGATGAATCGGACCAAAGGCAATGGCATTGCCCATGTCCGAAGTGCGGACTGTGGCAGCCGCTCCACTGGCGGAATGTCAAATGGACGTGGACGCAATCGGACGGCGAAATCATATCAGACCCAGAACGTGCCGTTTACGTTTGCGACGGATGCGCCGTGGAGCTTACCGATTTCGACCGCGTAAGGATGGTGATGGCCGGCAAGTGGATTGCCAAGAATCCGCATTCGATGCGACGCGGTTACCATCTCAGCGGTCTCTATCGCATCATGGGAAAGAAGCGCGCATACAAAAGTTATTTGCACGAATTCGCGGCGAGGTTTCTTGACGCGAAGCATCAGGGGCCGGAAGTCATGCGCGTTTGGGTTAACACGTTTCTTGCGGAGTGCTACGAAGAAACGATTGAAAAGCTCGACGTGAATCCGATTTACAACCGGCGCGAAACATACGGGCCAGTTCTGCCGAAGAAGGTTTTAGTCCTGACGTGTCAGGTTGACGTGCAAGGTGATCGTTTGGAGTGCATGATCAAGGGGTGGGGCATGGGCCACGAGTCATGGGGGATTCAATTCAAGCGCATCTTTGGAAACCCATTTCAGCGCGAGGTCTGGAGCAAGTTGGATGAACTCATTTCGCAGCAATTCGACCATCCGACGCTTGGCAAGTTGAGCATTCCAATCACGTTGATTGACTCAGGTGGACAAGCGAATGACCAAGGATTCGCGGATGAGGTTTACCGCTACGTCCGCCCGCGGCAGCCGAACGAGACCGGGCCGGGCGTGTATGCCATTAAGGGCAGTTCGTCGTCATCCGCTCCGTTGGTATCGAGCCGCAGGCCGAAGACCGGCATCTGTTTGAAAGTGATTGGAACTGGCAATGCGAAGACCACGATTCATGCGCGGCTCAAACTTGATAAGCCGGGACCGCGCTTCATGCACTACAATTTGGACGGCGGATTTGATGAAGAATATTTCGCGCAGCTTGGCGCGGAAGCTCCTAAGGTTGTTAAGAAAAAGGGATACACGTTCACCGAGTGGCACAAGATCCGGACGCGAAATGAAGCGTTTGACTTGGAGGTCTATTCACTGGCCGCGATTGAGATTTTGAATCCAGACTTGCCGTCGATTGCGATTCGCTCGAAAGCTGCCGACACTGAACCGGAAGAGAAACCCGCCGAAGCGCCGAAACCAAAGACCTATCGACTGCGCAAGCCTCCCGCGCGCAAGCAATTCGCGCCACGATTTCAGCCGAGATTTAGGCGGTGAAAATAAATGAAGATTTGTTTTGACGAGTGGGCGCACTCCGATTACCTTCTCCTCGTAGTCAATAACTGACTTCCCCGCGTAAGACCGGGAAACGAAAAAAAGACAACGAATATGAAAAAAATCGAAATCTACTCCTCACAAGTTAAGCGCGGTTCTGCTAGCGAGTATGCATGGTCATGCACGCGGCTTAACGCATCTTTCGGCGGCGTAATAATCGCGTCAACGGGCAGATTGCTTTCGTGGAAGTCCGGAAACTACAGCTCGCAAGCCCAACGCATCGCGGATAATTTTGTGAATCGTTTTAGCGGAAAGGAAATTTCAGCTCGCGAGGCTTATCGGCTTGCTGTCAGCCGTTGCCGTAATTCCCCAAATGGTATTGTTGCGTTGCGCGAACAAATGCGCGATGAGGTTTACAATGCTGACTGAATTTTTAAGCCTCCCCGGTCGGGTTTCTTCCGGCCTTACGGTCACGTTGCCTTCCCGGTCTTACACCGGGGAGGCTTTTTGAAAGATTGAAAAAATGAAACCACTAACACCTCGTCAAATTCAAGTCATGCGCGGATTGTGCGCCGGCCTGGTTGGAAAAGAAATCGCGTCGGAAATGAATCGCGGCGTGCGCACGGTTCAGAGTCACATCGAAGCGGCAAAGAAAAGCCTTGGAGCGCGGAACATCGCGCACGCGACTTTTATTTGCGGGAGGGATGGAATCACATGACAAAATCATGCGTCATTTGCGGGGAGGAGTTTAAGGCGAGAGTATCAGTGAAGACGTGTTCACGCAGGTGCCTTGATACGAAGGAAGCCTTACGCGCGTTGGCTTATCGCGATATTAGGCGCGACGCGGACCGTGTTCGACGAGTTGCAAATCGCGACAAGGAACGCGTGCGCCTATGTGAAAAAAGGAATGCTAACATTGAATTGTATAGAAAGTATGGCCGCGACTACTATGCAAAGAATAGAGGGAAGATATCCAAGTCCAAACGCAATTACCGGTCCATGAAAAGAAAAACCAAAACTCTCCTAATGCTAATGGCGTTACCGTCGGCGATCAAAGAAACAGTAAACCAAACAAACCCATGAATGAAGTGACCAAACCATCGGAATACATCGGCGACTTTTGCCGATTGATTGAACAAGGAAAGCAATGCTGGATCGACGCTGGCAAGTTGCTCGCAAAAGCCGTCGAAGAAATCCCCGGATTCACAAAGAAGCTCATCGAAGCGCGACCCGAACTCACGGAGTCTTTTATTCGCAAGATGATCGACCTCGGACACGGTTCGCTTCATCCCGAATTGCTAATCGCGTCTTCATCGGGTGAGCGGCGTCTGGCGCGTCTATCGTATAGCTGGCAGGAAAAATACGTCGCGAGTCCGGTTGAATTGCTCATCAAGAAAGGCGACGAGTTCGATACGTTGCTTGTCCCGGTTCGCGACCTGACACCGGAACAATGCAATCAGGTGTTCGACGATTCAGGCGTCAGGACGGCGGCGCAACAGCGAGTGCATATCGAGAACTATCAAGCCAAGAAGAGCGAGCCAAAGAAGATGTCAGTCGGACCTTATCGCGTCGTGAAGGATAAGATCGTCATGATGGAGCTTGTAACGCTGACGCGGAAAGACTTGTTGCGAATGCTTACCGAAATAAGCTGAACGAACTCTAAACCAATCACGGCCAACCTTCACTGGTTGGCCTTTTTTGTTAGTTTGACCTTTCGAGAATCCGATATTAGGGCTTCTCGAAATGGCACTGACCGTTCCAACAATCGAGCCAAACGAGATCCAAGCCGGCAACACGCTACGCTTTGATCGCGACTTCGACGACTTCCCGGCTTCAACGTGGGCATTGACCTACGTCCTGCGCTCCCGTCTTCCCGGAGTCGAAGCCATCACGATCACCGGAACGGCCAGCGATGACACGTTCGAGGTCAACGTCTCCGCTGCGACGACCGCGAACTGGACGCCAGGCGACTACACGATGGTTGGATACGTCGCGCTGAATCCCGACCGCTACGAAGTCTTCCGGCAGCAAATCACCATCACGCCGAACGTCGCCACGCTCGAATTGCCTTACGACGGGCGCACGTTTTACGAGCGACTTTTGCAACAGGTCCGCGACGTGATTGAGTCGGGAGTGATTCGCGAAGTCATCCGCTATTCCTTCAACGGAGTCGCAACGGAGGTTCAATCTCTCGCCGATGCTTTCAAGGCTGAAGCGTATCTCGTCTCGAAGGTGGCTCAGGAAAAAGCCAAAGGGAAACAGCGTAAAGTTCTCACGCGATTTGTTCGCGCTCGATAATCATGATGACATACCAGCAACGAGTCGCGGCGTTCAAATCTCAGCACGGCATCGGACGCCGGAACCTTGGGCCGAAGAAAACTTTCAAGCGCGGATATGAGGCAGGCGGATTCAATCGGCTGACTGCCGACATGCACCACCTGAACACGGCAACCGCTGACTCCGAGATCCGTTACGACCTCATCAGCCTTCGCAATCGTGCGCGGATGCAGGAACGCGAGAACGCCTACGTGTCGCGCTACCTGAAAGCGCTCACGAACAACGTCATTCAGAATGAGGTTGGTTTCTCGCTGCAAATGAAGGCGACACGACCGCCCGAATATGTTCAGCAGGACGTGATTGCCAACGCGAAGATTGAGCAGGCGTGGAAAGAGTGGTGCAAAAAGGAGAACTGCACCGAGTCAATGGAGGATTCGTTTTACGACATCTGCCGGCTGACCGTGCGTTCGACTCCGCGTGACGGCGGCATCATGTTTCACAAGGTCATCGATCCGAACGTCAACGAATTTGGTTTCGCATTGAAACCAATCGAGATTGATTTGCTCGACGTGAACATGAACGAGTGGGCATTGAACGGAAACCGGATCACGATGGGAGTTGAGAAGGATAAGCGCGGGCGGACGGTTGCTTATCACCTGCTTGAACGTCATCCCGGCGATCTCCTTTACGGTCAGCAGAAATACAATCGGCAACGCATCCCGGCCAACGAGATCATTCACTACTTTGTCAAGGAGCGCGTGACGCAATGCGTCGGCGTCCCGTGGATTGCGCCGGCACTCTTGCGCGTCCATCACCTCGACCAATACGAGCAGGCGGAAATCGTTGCGGCTCGCGAGGCGGCAGTGAAGGGCGGTTATTTTACATCGGAACGCGGAGACCAATACGCCGGCGAAGAGGAAACCGACGCGGAAGGCGCGACCACCGGCAACACCATCTCGAATTTCGAGGCAGGCCAGAAAGACGAGCTGCCGCCCGGCATGACCTTCGTTCCCTACGACCCGCAGCATCCGATGTCGCAGTATGGCGACTTTGTGAAGAACTCACTTTTCGGAATCTGCGCCGGACTCGATATCAGCTACGCGACGCTGACCGGCGACTTGAGCAACGCGAATTACTCGTCGATGCGCGCGGGGAAAATCGAAGAGCAGGAAAGCTACAAGACGATTCAGTGTCACATGATTAATCATCTATGCACTGACATCTTCAAATCATGGCTCGAAGTCGCGATCACAAACGGAATCGTCAATCTGCCGATGTCGAAGTTCAGGCTGTTCAACAAGCCGAAGTTCACCGGGCGACGCTGGCCCTGGGTGGACCCGCAGAAAGACATCACTGCCGCGCTGATGGAAATCAACGGCGGGCTTAACACGCGGACACAAATCAGCGAAGAGAACGGACGCGACCTTGAGGAAATTTACCAGACTCTTGCCGACGAAAAGGCGCTTGCAGAAGAGCACGGGCTTACCTTCGTTAATCCGAATACTGGCGGAGGTCCGAACGGAAATTTCACAGAAGTCGAAGATCCGAAAGAAAAAGAAACGGAAGAGCCGGAAGTTGAACCGAAAAGGAGCGAGGAGCTTGAACTCGCAAAAGAGGCTATGGCGTCAAGCGAGAGAAATTCAGTGACGCTTCAAAAGCGGTTTGAATCTCAGGCGATGGAATTCGCGAAGACAATCGAGAAGTTGACTGCTCCTATTGCTCCCGCTCCGCTTCCGCCGATCAACATCACGACGACGATGGAGCAGAAGCCGTCAAAGAAAGCGCACACCATCAAGCGTGATGAGCGCGGATTGATCACTGAAATCGAAACCACGGAGATCGCATAATGGCTATTCAAACTTCCATCGTCGCACGCAACGCTGAACTCGACGCACTCGCGCCACTTGCGAATTCTGGTTACATCCGCATTTACACGGGCGCGATTCCGGCAACTCCAGAAACAGCAGTCAGCGGAACGTTGCTTGCCGAGTTGCAATTTAACGCGACGGCGTTTGGCGCAGCGGCGGCGGGCGTCATTACGGCGAATGCGATCACGCAAGATTCAAGCGCGGACAATACCGGTGTTGCGGGAACGTATCGCGCTCTCAAATCGGACGGAACAACTGCGCTATGGGATGGGACGGTTTCTACTTCCGGCGCGGATCTCAATTTGAATTCAACGTCCATCAACGCGGGCGTTGCGGTTTCAGTTTCTTCGCTGACGGTAACTTTGCCGCAATAAAATGACAGGCACAGCAACAATCGACTTCGGCTCCTTTCCCGGCTCAAGCGATGCGTCCATCGCGGTGACGGGGCAGGCGTCAATCATTGCGGGGTCATTGGTCGAGGCGTGGCTGCGGCCAGAGGCGACCGCCGACCACAGCGCGGACGAGCATGTCTTTGAAACGATCAGGGTGGTGGCTGGAAATATCGTGGCGGGAACCGGGTTCACGATCTACGCGGTGAA